ATTGTCGTTATTGATGATCATATTAAGATGACTCCTATAAATAAAAATATAAATAAAGAGACCACCACGAATAAATCCGTAATGGCCTCCACGATAGTTTTGATTTGATGTTTACTCATGAGAGAAAATCTGAGTATGACATTCCAGCGTCACGCATCTCAGCGTGTGGATCATAAGACTCTTCTTCATCAACTGTTTCCATAAAGATTCCGTCTTCATCAATCTCTTCATAAACGCCGCGCTGTTCGTTAAACTCAATGCGACCTTCCTCTTCTAGTGCGAGTGCGTCTTTACCTGTCATAGAGCCTCCCTGGCAAACAATGCTTTTCTTAGTGATCGTGGCATCTTGCTTTGACGGCCATACATTTGACGAGCCATCTTCACAAGAGTTGGTTTAGCTGATCGTGTCTTAGTAAGAGCTACCCAATCCTCAGTCAGCTTATTAGGAACCTTAGTCACTTTAAGTGGGTGTTCCCACCAAATGCCATGAGTCCATTTGCGGCCAACAGAGACCACCGAAAACAATCGGTAGCCTTTGTCGTTAGTGTAAGTATTCAAATGTTTCATTGAGCTACCTCTAAAAGATCATCGTCATCTAATATTCCAATATCAGCTATTGGAATGTAGTCGTTGTAAAAAGCAACTTCATGCTCTAGACATACATCTAATTGATCAGGATTAATTCTTTTCAAAAAGAAATTAAGTGCTGCATCAAACCTTCTGTAATATTTAGTCCCAGCACCTTCACTTTCAATAACCCATATATCTCCTTCAATACTTGGTGACATCCAAGAATGTAGTCCGCTATCAGACCAGCCAAGTAGATTGTGAAACCTGTCGTTCTTAAAACCTAATTTAAGTTTGTCTCTTATAACTTTATCCATTGTATTTCCCCAGTTTAAGATCAGAAATCGTCTGATCGCGAATCCAATTTAGTTGATATATTTAATTGGATAACAGAAATAATACCATATAAAATTGAATAAAATACAATTAAATTGAATAAAATGACAAAAAAACTTTGTAAGAGGCGTAAAAAAGCCCTACGCTAATAGGGCTTGAGGATAAATATTAAATTGAGTTTAGCAATTAGCTATGACATCGCACTCTTTTCTGATCATTGAGCTAGTCACATTGCTTGGGTCAACATCATACGCATCCATGTAGGCAGCTAGTTTAACAATTGGGTCACACGCGCAACTACTCATATTTATACAATCATGATGTTTATTAATTGACGGAACATTTTCCAGCATTTCTAAAATGTCGCAACAAGTTATTAATATCTGTTTGATATTTAAAACTACTTTTGAACACAAGTCTTTTAAAGTTTGTAATGAATCATGAATATATAACTTAGCATGACTCTCTTGAGCAAGTGAAAAATTTAAATGATTGTGTGTTTCAGGCGTAAAGTAAATTGCCTGGATTTTATTTAAAAAATTACTTTTCATTCTTATCTCCGTAGGTTTGTACTTAAAGATGTTGACATCAAGTTTCCATACAGGAACTCCTACAAATGCCAGTACCATCTGTCCTTAATTGTGCAATTCTTTTAACCGAATAATTGCTTATCGTAAATTTTTGAAGTATGCAGTTTAGTGCTTAATCTAGGTTTTTCTTCCTAGTTGTTTTAGGGCAACACCCTTTAAACTGCAAGTAGTGGCTGTTAGCCATTCTGTATTAATTTGTTAAACGCTGCTGGCAGAGTCAGTCGTTTTGCATCCGCTTTATAAGTGTCTAATGCCTCTCACTATGAACTCTAAATATATCATATATATTATTGATATATAGGTTATTTTATTTTTTATGACCTACGAAAATTTCTTTAATTTCTCCGACCTGAGTCATACCAGCCGAATAGAAAGGTGTACTACCTTTATTGATCTCTACAACATAGTAATCTTTGTTATTAAAATCAGGACGCATTTCTTGATTTACTGAAACTAATGTTGAATTTTTAGGAACGCTGACTCTTGTATCGTCTGATTGTCCATACAATAAATAATCAGTAGTTGTCTGTAATTTATCAGCCAGGGTAGTTAAATATCTTGGTTGCTGTACTTTACCCATTTCAAGCATATTAATAGATGTTGATGGGACGCCGCACATAGTAGCCAAGGTGTTTGACTGTAGATTAAGACTCTCTCTTTTCCATCTCACTCTGCCCGCTATGGTGGTGAGATCATAATTGTCCTTTGTTATATTTTTTGAAATAACTTTTTCACTCATAACTTTTACTATAAAATCCAATTAAATTGAGTTCAACTAAATTAATTTGTATTTATGGAAAAACTGTTACAACATTACAAAACACAAACGGCACTAGCTGAAGCCTTAAATGCCTTTCTTGGAACAAAAACGATCAAGACAGGACATATTTACTACTGGAAGAAAAGAGGCTTAACACCGAAGATGGCGTTAATTATCGAAGATATGACAGATGGCTTGTTTAATCGCCGTTTGCTATGTCCTCATTTTTTTAATCAATAGCCTAGTAATGTTACCACAAAACAATTTTGCCTTTAAGTTAGAACGATGATTTTAATCTCATGTGATAGCCGCTGTTCGATAGCTAGAAAATGCGCTAAACATGTGATCAATAGGCCAAGTCCTAAAGTGAGAGACCAGGAGATAAAGAAACATAAACCGAGAATGAAAGAAAAGTGTCCAGGATATGAGGAATTAAGATGAGTCAAATACAAATACATCTAAAACCTATGAGCGTTAACGAAGCCTGGTGTCATCCTGGAAGACGCTACAAAAGTAAGAAATATAAAAGCTACACAGACACAGTTTTAATGATGCTGCCTCACCTGGATATACCTGAAGGTGATTTAGGCATCAGAATCGAAGCTGGCTTGGCTAAGAATGCAGACCTGGACAATGTCTGTAAGCCAATCCTGGACATTATTGAAAAGAAGTACGGATGTAACGATAACCGCTTTCTTGAGATCAATTTAGTGAAAAAGATTATTAAGCGCGGCGAGGGTTACTTTAATTTTTGTATATGGGGAATTGTATGAAAGAGCAGCCAGCTTATTACGCTGTATTAACGGCAGAGGTTAGATACTCAAAAGTATTAAAGCCAATGGAAAAACTTATGTTTGCAGAGATAACAGCTTTATCAAATGCAACTGGAGAGTGCTGGGCAACTAACAGATATTTTGCAGACTTGTATGATGTTTCTACAGGAACTGTAAGCAAGTGGATAGCTAACCTAGCAAGGCAAGGATTCGTCAACAGAAGGGTAACCTACAAGGAAGCATCAAAGCAAATTGATAAGAGATTTCTGAGTTTATCTACCCCTATGGTTGAAAATGACCATACCCCTATGGCTCAGAATGACCAGGCCCCTATGGTCGAAAATGACCAAGTTAATATTCCAAGTTCTAATAGTTCTTCTCTTATAGAAAATTTTTATCCAAATGAAAGTTCTTTAAGAACTGTAAGTAATGAATATGGTTCAGTAACAGATCAAGTTTTACATATGGCAGTCCAGCAGTTTAAAGATGGTGTGACTAACCAAACGCGAAAGCCTTATAAAGATTTACAAGCGGCTTTTAGAACTTGGGTGACTAAAGGCTGGTTAACAAAATTCAATGCTAAACCTAAAACACATGCACAGATGAGTAAACAAATTAATCAACACATGGATGGCAAAGTTATACCAGCACCAAAGAGTATGAAAGAAATAGAAGAAATGTTAAATCAAAAGAATAAGAGGAGATTACAACATGGATGATTCAATTGATTATATTCGAGTAGCTTCACAGATTTATACACGCTTGGAGATGGAGTATGGATTTGCAACACCTAAAGCTCAAAACAATGAAATGCCTGAGACTTGGATTTTCTTAGCAAGTCAATTACAAAGGCTAAGAGTGGAGGAGGTTCATTGTTGGAATGAAGCTTTAAACAAAATATCTGATGAAGGCAATGAGTTTCCACCAAAGATACCAAAGTTACTAAAGGTAATGAGAGGTATAGCTTGGAAGGCAGAACAAAACAACAAGCAAAAACAAAAAGCTTTGGAAGAGATTGAATACAAGAAAACAGTTGTACATTCAGATGCTGCTCCTAAGTTAGAACAATTAACCAAGAAGCTTACAGGTAATGTCTAAATTTAGAAAAGCAGCTCAAGGTGAGCATTGCACAGTACGCCTTCCAGGTTGTTTGCCTGGGACAGAGACCACAGTCTTGGCACACCTTCCAAATAGATCAATGGGAAAAAAAGCACATGATCTTAATTCAGCGATAGCGTGTTATTCCTGTCACCAGGCGTTGGATGGTCAGCGAAGCCATGACATTGAACCTGAATGGATGGAGCTGATGTTTAGAAGGGGACAACAAAGAACTATAGATCGTTTTAATGAAAAGGGATTACTTTAACTTTAACCAAAGGAGTGACTATGTACTACATTAACAAAGCAATAACATGGGCCAAAGCTAACAAATCTTTAGCAGCTATTGGAGTGATTGTTGTCTTGGGTGTCTTATCAAATCTATTAGGATTTAGTTAAGACTATGAAAATAATAGTGGATCGAGATACACCTATGAAAGCTAATGAGATGGCAGCTAACATGATTGTATCTCATTTCGCTAAAAACCCAGGCCAAAAGGCACTTATCGAAATTACAGATGAGCGCAATCAAACTAGGTCACAAATGCAAAACAGGTTGTACTGGTCATGGGTCAGCTTGTTGGGTGATTACATAGGGTATTCAAAAGATCAATGCGCTTTGTTGCTGCAAGATAGATTCTTGGGTAGAGATGAGTTTACGAACCAGGCTGGAACAGTTGAGGTTTCTCAAATTAAAGGTACATCAAAACTATCTGTTGGAGATTTTGCTGCGTTCTTAGAGTCTGTCGAAATATTTTCATCGACTGAATTAGATTATGTTTTGCCAAGACCTGATGATTTGTACTGGCAATCAATAGGAGTGACTGATTGAGTAATAAGGATAGAGAAACATTCATTATTGAAGATGACATAAACGAGAGATATGTTGCCTGTTTAATTCTTTATTGTGAAGCCAAAGGTATAGAAATATTTGAGGCTCATGATGATGTATCAGCTTTTCTTGATGAGTACGATCTTGATGTTGATAGAACTGACATGCCTTACACAAAATCAGATAAGGCAAAGTTTCATTGATTAGATTTAAAGTACCTACCTGGTTTTTTAGCAGTAAGCGATTACCTCGCCAGGCTTTGCTGCGTCAATGGAAAAAGGTAGCGACTACTGGTAACTGTGAAAGAGGCCAGGGCTGGAGAGTAGGAGAGACACATCACAGAGCGAAATTAACTGATGATGATGTAGAGTTAATAAGATTATTGAGAGAAGGTGGTATGAAGGTCAAAGAGATTGCAAAGAAGTTTGAGTGTACGCCTCAGAATATCTCAACAATAATACATTACCGCAGCCGAACTGGTGTCGGATTGGCAGTAAGAAAAGTCTTTGAATAATGAAAAGGAGTAATTATGTTTTGGAATAGAAAATACAAGCCACATTTATCTAACTCGCGCAACAAAGAAAAGCTAATGCAGCTAGATAAAAAGAAACTAGAAGCGATTGGTCGTGAGCATGGAGTAGAGCTAGATCGAAGGCACTCTGTCGAAAGGCTGGTCGATAACTTGTATCCACATTTATAGGAGGAGCTATGAAAAAGTTGAAACCTGATGCAAAAGTAACAATACGAGAAGGACTCTCAGCAGCGAAATGGCGAAGTCTGAATAAACCTTTTGAACCTGGCATGAGTAGTTATAAAAATTTAGGAATAGAATACTTCAAGGGAAAGTCCAGTAAGTTTTGGGATGGAATGTTAGTTGGAATTATCCTGGGATATATCCCTTATCTATGGCATATGCACATTTGAAATATGCTAACGAAAATTAACTTGCAGAACTTGGGTTATAGTCTAAGCATGACTAAAAAACCAATGAAAAAACCCAAGACTAAGAGACCTTCTAAAAGAAAAGGATACTAGTTATGGATAACGAGATTAGTCCCTCTTACTACAAAGGTAAGGGGATGGAGCTTTGCGATATTATGCTGGCTTTTGATTGTAATTTTTTTATGGGTAATGTGATTAAGTATGCGATCCGATACTCAGAGAAGAATGAGAAGGGCGGCATCAAAGCATTAAGAAAGATTGTTTGGTACGCCAACAGATTGATTGAGCATGAACTTAAAAATGGTAAGAGAGATGGGCAGACCTACTAAATATAAGCCTGAAATGTGTGAGACAGTTATTGAGCTGATGAAAGAGGGGGCTAGTCAGTACGAAGTCCTTGCTACGCTTGGTATAAGTGAAGATACCTTCTATCGATGGAAGAAAGAAAATGAAGAGTTTTCGGAGTCCATAAAAAGGGGGTCACAATTGTCCCAGGCATGGTGGGAAAAGAAAGGCAGAATCTCTTTGGATGATAGGCAGTTTAACTCAACGCTTTGGTACATGAATATGAAGAATCGATTTAAGTGGGCTGATAAGCAAGAAGTGAAGAACGAAGGCAATGTAACCATTGTTATGGATACAGGCATTGACCATTACCCAGGTGAGCAAGACGAGTGATCATTAAACACAAGACAGACTATGTGCCTCATAAGTATCAGAAAGAGATACACAAGAACCTGAAGCGATTCTCTGTCCTGGTGTGTCATAGACGATTTGGTAAAACCTACCTGGCGATTAATACTTTGATTGATGCAGCTGTAAGAACTAAGCGTGAGAACCTCAGGTTCGGTTATGTAGCTCCGTATCAGAAGCAAGCCAAGCAAGTAGCCTGGGACTACCTGAAACGATTTACATTAAACATTCCAGGCGTTAAAGCAAATGAGTCTGAGTCTGCTATTGATTTTCCTAATGGAGCCAGGATAAGACTATATGGCTCTGACAATGGTGAGTCGATGCGTGGACTATACTTTGACGGAATCGTGGCTGATGAGATAGCTGACTTTAGACCTGAGACCTGGCCTGAGATTATTCGTCCCGCGTTAACAGACTCTCATCACAAAGGCTGGTGCTTATTTATTGGAACGCCTAAGGGAC